TGGATGCCATCGCCGCGCAGAACGTCGCGGATTGGGTAGTTTACCGCGCTCGCTCTCATTTCATGTTTGGTGAAGACCACCAGCTTAGCTTGCCGGAGTTGTGCTGGTGGGCGGTACTGAAAGAGGTGTCTGATCTGTTGCCTGATGCGGTAGCCCGCTTTTCCCTGCGCCTACCACCAGCCACCATCCCAACGGGAACACGCAGAGAGGCCGATATTGTGTGGGAGAAAGCCCCACAGGCGATCATTAACGAGTGCGTGGAGAAGGTTAAGCCGGCGCTGAGCATTGATGTCGACCCCGAGCCACCAGCAGGATTTATGCTGCTGCCGAAGTTGAATCGCTGGGAGTGTGAGAAATACACCCAGTGGGTGAAGTCGCAGCCGTGCTGCTGTGGTTGCAAACGCCCGGCAGACGACCCGCACCACATTATCGATCACGGACTCGGCGGCACCGGTACCAAACCACACGATATTTTCACCATCCCCCTGACACGCGAATGCCATGACGAGCTGCATGATGATGTTGCCGCATGGGAGGCCAAGCACGGTAGTCAGTTATTCCACCTGGTGCGCACGCTGAACAAGGCATTTGGTATTGGGGCGATCAGTACGGCAAACAAACGCGGGGCAAAATTATGAGAGACATTCAGGCTGTTCTTGAACGTTGGGGCAGTTGGGCTGCTGGCGAACCTACTGGCGTTGATTATTCGCCGATCGCCGCTGGGTTCAAGGGGCTATTGCCACAAACTGGTAAATCACGGCTGTCTTGCTGTGATGATGATGGACTGGTGATTGAAGGATGCATGACACAACTGAAGCGCCGGCGCCCTGATGAGTATCAGCTTGTCGTGCTGCACTACATCTTCAACATGCAGAAGCGTGCAATAGCCAGGGCATTTAAGAAGGACGAGAAGCTGATCAGGATAGGACTGCAGATGGGGGAAAACTTCATTGAAGGGTGCCTATCTATGCTGGACATACGGCTTGAGATGGACCCGGAAGCCGAGTGTGAAAATATTTATGAAAAACCTCTAACGCGGTCCGCAAATTGTGTTTTAGTCTGATAAGAGTGGTTACGGAGTGACGTAGCTTATCAACTTTTAAAACCTCGCTCCGGCGGGGTTATCTTTTTTTTGAGATTGGCAATTAAAAAAGCATTTTTTGCAAAAAAACGGTCAAGACGATTTTATTGTCGATAAGCCTAACAATTTTTGTAACTTATCCACAGATTTACTCCGCGTGATAAAGGTTTGATGTTTAATTTTGTGGATAAAAATCTTTGCAAACGAATCATTTTACGTGATTCTCGCTCATTGTGCGTTATTGGGCTGGTGGTTTACTGGGGTCCTGTGGATAAAAAACTACCTTTATGGTAATAATAGGGTACAGAAAGTGCAGATCGTAAATCTGTGCACCAATCATAAAACCAGTATTGGTCTCTAAAGCTGTTAGTAAAAAGGCCGATATAGAAGGTAAGTTTTCCGTTGTACACGGAGATTTCAATATGCAAATGATCACATCATCTACAGTTGTTGGGTTAGCTCTGGCGCCACTTTTTTTTAGTGTGCAGGCTCAGGCTTTTCAGGCTCCAGCCCCGGTGGTTCAGATAGCGTCCAACCAGAGCTCTTCCGATCGCAGAGTTAGGATTACCATTGGCGCTCTGCGGTCGCTCGATTTTGATGTGCGTAAATCACTAAAAGCCCTGTCACTATCGAGTCAAAAGATGATGTCTGAAATCGCAAACACTTTGGACATGATTGATCGTGGGGAGGAGGTTGAGTTCAGTCACTCCCTTTACAACACTGCTATGAGTACGATCAAGTCAATCGAAGACACAACCGAAAGCACGCGAGAATTTTTTGATAAGATTTTGTGTGTGCTACCAGCACACTGTAAAGGAATGGTCGAAACACTGAAAAGTGATACCTTGGCTGGGATGCATGAGGTCATTGAATCTATGAATAAAATCGGCGAAATAGAAACAAAGTTACAAGAAAGAAAAATGACTGTTGTTGTCATTGATCAGGAGCGAATGACCGCTGCTTTGACTTCACCTCGCGTTATGGTGGATAGGAAGTTAAGTCGGGAAGAAAAGCGTAAGCTTATCTTACAGCACGCGTCATAAGGATTTGATGGATGACATTAACGTTTACGTGGTCTTTTAATAAACAGTTCGCCAACGAATTCAAGGCATTTCCTAAAGATCAGCAAGACAAAATTCTTGATTTTTTAGATGTTTATGAAGAGCACGGGATGTCAGATTTCAGTTGTTTCCCTGGCAAATTATGTTGTTCATGGCGTGGCTTAGACGATACAGATCCAAACTACCACTATTCTATCGCGAATAATCTTTGGCACTACCATGTTGGTTTGCCCGTATATGTCTCAGTACACCCAGGATTTATGACTTCGGACTGGGTGTTACATCTGCAGTGGGAGAGGGGAAGTACCCATATAGATATTGCTGACATGTATACGCACCATACAGCGGATGGGCAATTCTACTTGCCTTCACCGGCATATCTCCGACAAGCCGGTTAACGTCCAACATCACGATTATAAAGCCCCAGCCTAGCCGCTGGGGCTTTTGCATTTCAGCCCCAGCCAACATCCGACACACACCAGGCACACCCCGTATCGCCGACTCGTTAACGGTTGGTAGCCACGCCTTTGAAATAAGAAAGGCCCCTGGTGGGGCCCTGTGTCATGGTAGCAATGTACCCATTACTGTTGGCGACCCAACCAGTAAAGTGAACAACACGATAGTTCCGATAGTGACTGCCGTAGCTAGATCTCTTTTCATAGCCTGCCCCCTAAAGAAATACCGGCCTGTACCACAGACTGTCTTATTTGGTGAAAATGCCCGCGAGTGCGGGCTTGAGAAGCCATTTAAATACTACAAAAGTGTTACAAGGGTCATCCGGAGGTAATAACTTGTGATGACAATCCAAAACTAAGATTGTTCCCATTCCATTGCAAGGAAAAGGCTGGGTATTAAATCTTTTTAGGAAAAAACGCAAAAAAAAACCGCGCAGCGGCGGGGAGAAAGGATGATAGCTACAGGATTTTATTATTAAGACGATTTGGTGTTGTGTGTCGTCGTTTGGCGACAGTAGCCCACCAGTTTGTAACTGGCAAGTAAAAAGTCGCGTGCCACATACATATCAGAAAATCCGCAAAAAAATCCCGGAGCACGTCCGGGATGAATCCGCGATAATTAAGTTGCGTGACTATATGTGTCACTAAGTAAAATGTAGGGAAACCCCCACACCATTTCCAATACAAAAATCTTATGAAGACCACCTTCGGGTGGTTTTTTCGTTTCTATCACCCGGTACCGGGACTAATCCCCGGAAGGGGGAGGTATGAAGATGGATAAATACAGCTCCCAGATTTCGTACTGGGTCGCTTCGCTGCTGGCTGCCGCCGGCGCCATGACCCTGCAAGATTGGGCGGTGCTGGTGGGAATTTTAGTCGCCGTGTTTACTGCGGGAGTGAACTGGTATTACAAACGCAAACTGGTCAATAAGCTGACAGCCGTCGGCTATGACAAACAACGAGCTAAGGCCGCATACAGAGCCATGAGTGAGTGAAACCATGAACCCACAACTCAGAAATAAAATCATTGCAGCCATAACCGGCGGCGGTGGAGCGATTGCGATTGCCACTGCAATGTTAGGCGGGCACGACGGGTTAGAGGGACGCCGCTATGTGGCTTACCGTGATGTAGTCGGTGTGCTGACGGTCTGCGACGGCCATACCGGCGCCGACATCGTCCAGGGCAAGCGCTACAGCGACGCAGAGTGCGATGCGCTGTTGAAATCTGACCTGCAGAAAGTCGCCCGGGTTGTTGATCCCGCCATCAAAGTGAAAACCACCGAAACCCAGCGCGCCGCTATTTACTCGTTCTCGTACAACGTCGGCCCGTATGCGTTTGTCGGTTCCACGATGCTGAAAAAATTGAATGCCGGCGACCCGGCTGGCGCATGCAACGAGCTGAAGCGCTGGAAGTATGCCGGCGGCAAAGAGTGGAAAGGGCTTGTCACCCGCCGTGAAGTCGAAAATACCGTGTGCACCTGGGGGCAATCATGACCGGCTGGGTGAGCAAATTAGCCGGCGGCTGCCTGGTGGTTCTGTTGCTGGTGGCAATAAGCCTCGGCGGTTACAGCTCGCTGTTGTCGCATCGGTTGGAGTTGGCGCGGCAGCAAGCAGCTGAGCAGCAAACGACGCTGACACAGCAGGCGGGGCTTATCGCCACGTTGCAGACACAGGACGCGCAGAACCGTGCGCTGATGGCGGCGCAGCAACAACAGGAACAGCAGTTGCGCCAGCAGGCCGATATCTATCAAAGGAAATACCGGGATGCGATCAAGAACGATGAGTGTGCCCGCCGCAATGCTCCTAGTGCTGTGCTTGACCTCATGCGCGAAAAGGATGCCAACGCCGCCAGCGCCAATAGTCTTGCTCCCCCCTGAGTCGGTATTCAAGCCATGCGAACAGCCAATGCTACAGGGTGACACCTGGGGCGATATCGGCAGCCATGCATTGGCACTGCAAACGGCTTTATCAATCTGCGCAGGACAGGTGGGTACGCTAAACAAATGGCGCGGATCGATTGAGTAATAAATTTATTCAGATAGTTGGTCTTAATACTGCTGTGATAAATTATCTACAAATCAACAAATGTAGAGAATATAATGATTTCACGTAAATTTATTGCACTTGCATTCATTTTAACTGGCTGCGCTTCTATGCCGCAGGGTGCAGAGAACGTGCATATTGTTAATGGTAACTATGCCTTCACTGCTTCATGCAAATCGCTCGGTGCAGTTAGTGATTCAGTAAGTGGCTGGTCATTTGGCACAGTTGATGAGGCGAAAACTCAAGTAGCATGGAATTTAAGAGCAAAAGCTCACAATCAGTTTGGGGCAGATACCCTAGTAATCGATGGAATTGATGGATTTACAACGGTCTCAGGTTCAGGAACTGCACTGAAGTGCAACCAGTAAAGTTGGTATCGGTGGTCTTCACTGAGTGCCTCCAATAATGCTAACATCATCCTCTCAATTGGAGGGGATATGTTATTAGCTGATAAGATTGCATTTTGTTCAATGGTTGGGACGTGGGTTGCAGCTATAGCCGCAGTAATAGCTTTAATTTTCGCCAAAATGACTTTAAATGCATGGAAAGAAGAGAAAATTGAGATCGCTAAAATTGAGTGGGTCGCGGCATTGGTTGATTATTCATCAAATATATCTTTCCTTCCCGAAAACATTCACTGGGAAGAACTAAACGACAAAGCTCATTTAGAACGTATTGCCGCGCTGATGTACGATTGCATCAAACGTTGGAAAATTTTCCAAACCTACCTCGATCTAAGTGAAAAAAAGAAGTCACAGTATGAAGACCTGTACTTAGAGAAGTGGCAGCACTTTTCAGTCGAACTCCATAATGGTTATATGAATGGTGTCGTGTCGAAATCTGATGTAAAAAATTACTGCATTGCTCTTTATAACTCATAGATAAAAACGATTTCGCCAGATTATTTACATAATTTGTAAAACTACTGGCATCTGCTGATGGCTTTTTTATTGCCTTCATAGAGCTGCTTTCCGAGGTTGTAGCGCGATGATGTATAATCCTCCCCAACAGGAGGATCCCATGACCAAATCATTCAACCTTGCCAACCTCTCCAAAGAGGACATGGACAAGACAAACGTAGACCTTGCAGCATCAGGCGTAGCGTACAAAGAGCGCATGAACCAGCCAGTGATAGCGATGCAGGTAGAGAATGAGCAGCCAGCGCACCTGCGTGAATACTTCCGCGAGCGCGTGGCTCACTACAGAGAGGTGAGCAAAAGGCTACCAACAGGCTCATCAGCGGTTTATCAGCAAATGGCTGAGGCCAACGGCAAGAAGTAACAGAACATCGAAAATGACCCGCTTCGGCGGGTTTTTTTATGCCCGCAAGACAGGAGAAGAAGACCATGTTGACAGTGAAATTCCAATACGCCAACGGCGGAGATCGCACCATTGAAGCACGTGAGGTAACTCGAAATGCTGACTCGGCAATTTTCATTGACCGACCAGGCACCACAGATGGAGTGACAGAACGAGTTGACCTATCGTCTGGCGACACGCTGTATGTGATGAACGAAAGGGGGAGCACGGTGGCTCGATACTTCGGACCAAATAAGCCCCCCCGCAGTGTAAGCATTACAGAAGCCCTTCGCCGAGGGGCTTCGATAATGCACGGTAGCCATTTCCCCACATCTACCGCGCACGCTTGTGAATGATAACCATTATCAAAAGGTACTCCCAAGGGGGGACCCCAGCCACGGGGCGGCAACCTCGCGGAAAACGGCTAGTTTTTCGCATTTCATTGACATCATCATCATCTGTTCACTCGATTGTTTTTCTTGGTAATTTTTTTTCGAGGATGTCGAATTGTATGAAAAGTGTTCACCATCATGGATAAAGAACTGGAAAACGTCCGACTGAACCTGAACCAACTCGCGGCAATCACTGGTGCACACAGGCAAACCATTGCAGCTCGTCTGAAAAACGTCGAACCCGCTCCCGGCAGTAATGCCAAATTGAAACTTTATACCTTGCCAGATGTGTTGGCCGAGTTGGTGAAGATTGCACCGGTGGCCGATGTTGACGAAATGCTGCCGCCCGATCGCAAAGCCTGGTTTCAGTCAGAACGTGAAAGGCTCAAATTTGAGCAGGAAACGAGCGAATTGATTCCGGCTGCAGAAGTTGCCCGCGAGTTTTCTGCAATGGCAAAAGCGATGGTGCAGGTGCTGGAAACATTGCCGGATATCTTGGAGCGTGATTGCGCGTTGTCACCATCAGCAGTTTCTCGGGTGCAGTCCATCATTGACGATCTGCGTGATCAGATAGCGCTGAAAGTTATGCAAGCTGATACAGAGATCGAGGAGGAAATGCCCGAGGAGGATTAATGGTCGCACAGGCATCAGCCGCAGAAACCCGGCGGAACATGGCCGGTATTATTCAGGCACCGCGCCGAATGCCGGTTGCTGAAGCTGTTGAAAAGTTTATGCGTGTGCCGATGGGGGCGGGAAACTCCGTCAAGTGGGACCCGACTGTGGCACCTTATATTATTGAGCCGATGAACTGCCTGGCATCGCGTGAATACGATGCGGTGGTTTTCGTCGGTCCAGCGCGTACAGGTAAAACGATCGGTCTGATTGACGGCTGGATTGTTTACAACATCGTGTGCGATCCCGCCGATATGCTGGTGGTGCAAATCTCGGAAGAGAAAGCACGAGAGCACTCTAAGAAGCGACTGGCGAGGACGTTCCGCGTAAGCCCTGAAGTCGCCAAACGTCTCAGCCCGCGTCGTAATGATAATAACGTGCATGACCGTACCTTTCTGGCCGGAAATTATCTAAAGCTGGGCTGGCCATCGGTCAATATCATGTCTTCCTCGGACTATAAGTGCACCGCCCTGACTGATTACGACCGCATGCCTGAGGATATCGACGGCGAGGGGGACGCTTTCACACTTGCATCTAAACGTACCACTACGTTTATGAGCGCCGGCATGACCCTGGTAGAGAGTTCACCAGGCCGAGATATCATTGATTCAAAATGGCGTCGCCGCTCAGAGCATGAGGCTCCGCCAACGACGGGCATTCTCTCCCTGTTTAACCGTGGGGACCGCCGTAAGTTGTATTGGAAATGCCCGCACTGCAGTGAACATTTCCAGCCGATCGAGGAGGTCATGACTGGATATCGCGACATACCCGATCCAGTAAAGGCCAGCGAGGCAGCGTATATGTGTTGCCCTCATTGCAGTGGCACGATAACGGCAAACATGAAACGCACCTTGAACCAGGAGCATGTGTGGCTGCGGGAGGGGGAAACGATTGATGCGGACGGCAACCGAGCAGGGGAACCGCGCCGCTCTCGTATAGCCTCGTTCTGGATGGAAGGTCCTGCGGCGGCGTATCAAACGTGGTCACAGCTCGTATATAAGCTACTCACCGCAGAACAAGATTATGAAGCAACGGGATCGGAAGAAACGCTCAAGGCGGTAATTAATACTGACTGGGGGCGGCCGTACTTACCGCGGTCGGCAACCGAACAGCGGAAATCAGATGCATTGATGGCTCGTGCGGAGGCCGTCACGAAGCGCGCTGTTCCCGAGGGGGTTCGCTTTCTGGTGGCTACGGTGGATGTTCAGGGCGGGAAAAACCGTCGTTTTGTCGTGCAGATCATGGGATATGGCGCTCATGGTGAGCGCTGGCTGGTGGATCGCTACAACATCAGGCAGTCGATGCGGTTCGATAAGAACGGTGAAAGCCTGCCGGTGGATCCGGCCGCCTATCTCGAAGACTGGGACTTATTGTGCACAGATGTGCTGGATAAATGCTGGCCAATGGATAAAGACCCCAGCGTGAAAATGCCGGTGTTGGCCATGGCCGTTGACTCCGGCGGTGAAGACGGTGTAACGGGTAATGCGTACGATTTCTGGCGCAAGTGCCGCCGTGATGGAGTGCATAAACGAGTTTATCTCTTCAAGGGCGACAGCCAAGCCCGCAGCAAGTTGATCAGTAAAACATTCCCCGATAACACAGAACGCTCAAACCGGCGCGCACAAGCGCGCGGGGATGTGCCGCTTTACCTTCTTCAAACTAACGCTCTGAAAGATCGCATTAATAACGCACTGCTGCGTGATACGCCTGGAGCTAACTATGTGCATTTCCCTGATTGGATTGGTGAATGGTTTTACGACGAGCTGACATACGAAGATCGAGGGACTGATGGAAAGTGGAAAAAGCCGGGGCGTGGTGCCAACGAAGCATTCGACTTGATGGTCTACGCCCAGGCGCTGGTGATCTTGCGAGGTTACGAGAGAATTAAATGGGAGAAACCGCCACCATGGGCAGAACCATTTGAATATTCAACCTCTTCGCCACCCGCAGAAAAATCTATATCCCGCCAAAAAACAGTACACGAAACCGAACAAAAAGAACCCGCCGGCGATGAAGGTAAACCTTCGGCGTGGGCACCTATTAATTCTGCAGGAGGGTGGCTATGAATCAGGCCGATATTGAAAACATGATCCAGTCCTACTTTGAGGCGGAAAAGGCGGTTCTTGAGGGGAAGTCGATCACGTTTAACGGCCAATCGATGACGATGGAAAGCCTATCCGAAATTCGAAAGGGGCGGGCGAACTGGGAGAGAAGGCTCAGCGATCTGATCGCGGCGCGGCGGGGGCGACCCATGTACAAATTGTCGAGGTTCCCATGAGTTTTATCGATGATGTGATCGGCATTCTCTCCCCTGCGTGGAAAGCCGGACGGCTGCAAGCCCGCTATAAGATTGCTGCCTATGAGGCGGTCATGCCTACGCGAACACACAAGGCGCGCCGGGAAAACCGTAATGCCAATCAGCTGACGCAGTTTGGTGGCCGCTCATTGCGAGAGCAGGCGCGCTGGCTGGATAACAACCACGATCTTGTGATTGGTTTACTGGACAAGATGGAGGAGAGGATTGTCGGTGCTCGGGGAATCGTTGTTGAACCCCAGCCATTACTCCTAACGGGCGCGGTGGCGGATGAACTGGCCAAAGACATCCGGGCGGCGTGGGCGGAATGGTCTGTGGCGCCGGAAGTTACCGGGCAGTATACCCGGCCGGTGATGGAGCGGTTATTGGCTCGCACCTGGCTAAGGGACGGTGAAGTATTCTGCCAGATGGTTAAGGGGACCGTGGCCGGGCTTAAGCCGCAGGCCGGCGTGCCGTTCTGGCTAGAAGCTCTTGAGCCCGATTTTGTGCCGTTGGACAGTAATGACAGTAGCTTGGGACTGTCCCAGGGGATTTTCCTCAATGACTGGGGACGCCCAAAAAAATATCAGGTTTACAAATCCCTCATCACGTCAGGTATTGCGCTGGGCAATATCAAGGAGATCGATGCCGAGAGCATGCTGCACCTGAAGTTCGTGCGGCGATTGCACCAGATCAGGGGGAATAGTCTGCTGTCTGGCATCCTTATCCGTCTGAGCGCGCTGAAAGATTATGAAGATGCCGAGCTGACTGCGGCGCGGATTGCCGCCTCATTGGGTATGTACGTCAAAAAAGGTGATGGCCAGTCGTATCCAGACGGTGATGACAAAGAGGATCGGGAACTGGATATCGTGCCTGGCATGCTCTTTGATGGGCTACAGCCGGGTGAAGATATCGGCATGATCAAATCTGATCGCCCCAATCCTAACCTTGAAAATTTCCGAAATGGTCAGTTACGGGCAGTTTCCGCTGGCAGCCGCGGCAGCTACTCCAGCATCGCGCGGGATTATAACGGTACCTATTCCTCACAACGGCAAGAGCTTGTGGAGTCATTCGAAGGTTACAACATCCTGCAGGACTCGTTTGTTGCCGCGATATCACGCCCGAATTACCGAAACTGGCTGCAGATGGCGATCACTTCTGGCGTGATTAAAACGCCGGCTGATCTCGACATGAAATCACTGTTTAACGCCGTGTACAGCGGCCCGGTAATGCCTTGGATTGACCCACTGAAAGAGGCCAATAGCTGGAAAGTGCAGGTACGTGGTGGTGCTGCTACAGAAAGCGACTGGATCCGTTCTCGCGGTGCTAATCCGTCAGAAGTTAAACGCCGGCGCAAGGCCGAAATTGACGAAAACAACACGCTGGGGCTGGTGTTTGATACCGATCCCGCCAACGACAAAGGAGGCACCAGTGCCGAAGCAACGAAACGGGGCGAGTCGTCGTCCGAAAGCGAACACCGGAAGAAATAACTCTTGGTTTCGCATGCAGGCTAAGGCCAACAGCTCCGCCGATATCTACATTTATGACGAGATCGGCTACTGGGGGATCACGGCCAAGCAGTTTGTAAAAGATCTGCAGGCGTTGGGCGACATCACCCAAATTAACCTGCATATCAACTCCCCGGGTGGCGATGTTTTTGACGGCATCGCCATTTTTAATGCCCTGAAAAACCATGGCGCCGCGATCACTGTACATATTGACGGCCTGGCGGCTTCGATGGCGTCGGTGATCGCGATGGTCGGTAACCCCGTCATCATGCCAGAAAACACCATGATGATGATTCACAAGCCCTGGGGCTTCGCCGGCGGCGATGCCAATGACATGCGGGATTACGCAGACTTACTGGATAAGGTCGAGAACGTATTGATCCCGGCTTATGTCGCCAAAACAGGAAAGTCGGCAGAAGAAGTCGCCGCAATGCTTGATGATGAAACCTGGATGGATGGCAAAGAATGCCTTGCTTTAGGTTTCGCTGATCAGGTCACCCCCTCTCTGCAGGCCATGGCCTGTATTCATTCCAAACGCATTGAGGATTTTGAAAAAATGCCAAATTCTATCCGTAACCTGATCACCCCACCGCGTAACAGTACTACTCCAGCTCCACAGCCTGCACCACAACCAGCACCGACCACACCAGAAAATAGTGTGGATGCCGCCACGATCCGTGCACAGGTGGTGGCAGAACAAAAGGCCCGTGTGACTGATATCAATAACCTGTTCGCCATGTTTGGTGGCAAGCATCAAGAGCTGCAGGCGAGTTGCATCGCTGATATTGATTGCACTGTCTCCGCAGCAAAAGACAAATTGCTGGAAATGCTGGGTAAAGGGACGACTCCATCGGACAAAGCCACGATTGGCGCACAAGCGCATATCAGTAACGGGAACATTGTTGGCGATGGTGTACGCCAGATGTTGATGGCCCGCGCCGGCTATGAAGAGCGTGACAACAGCAACGCCTATAACGGTATGACGTTGCGCGAGTTGGCGCGTATGTCGCTGACCGAGCGTGGGATCAGCGTTTCGACGCTCAACCCGGTTCAAATGGTCGGTCTGGCGTTGACGC